GACTTCATGGTGAAAATGCTTTCTTTGATTTTTGATCTTCTCGTGGATCAAAGCCACTTTCAGCCTTGCTTTCTTTCTTCTGGTTGAGCCTTTCTTCTTTCTTGAAAGAGACTTCTGAGCCTTCCGTAATTCAGCTTGACTCTCACTGAAGAACTTTGGATTAGAAATCTCTGTACCATCACTTAAAACAGCGAAGGTCTTAATACCAACATCAATTCCAACTACTGAGTCTGTTACAGGAAGAGGTTTAGGTTTGAGTTCTTTAACGAGAACTGAAACAAAAAACTTACCAGTAACATCTTTTGAAACTGTAACAGACCTGAAATTACAATCTTTGGGTGGCCTGTGTCTTGCAATTACAACCTTCACCCGACCAATCTTCTCCAGTCTGATGAAGTTGTTTCCTAAATTAAATTTCTGGTAAGACAACGAGTAGGATTGTCTCTTGTTTTTTGACTTGAACTTTGGTCTTCCAACTTTCTTCTTTCTGGTCTTTGAAAAGAATTGCTTCTTAAACTCAAAGAAATTATTGAAAGCACTCTGCAATGCTGCCGCAGAAACTTCTGACATCCAGTCAAACTTTTTCTTAATCTCAGTGGAAGACTTTGGCTCATCAACCTTCATGGCAACTGGAGAGTTAAACGCTTCAGTGCAAGCATTCCAGACCACCCGACAACAACCGAAAGTCTTGTTAAGCAAGACTTCCTGGTCTTCAGTCGGATAAATTCTATATTTGTAGGCTTTAAGAATCTGCATAATTTAAGTTCTTGATAAGTTTTTCTGTCGCCCTTCTCGTTCTGCGCCTGCCAGCCTCTTGCTGAACAAAATTGGGAAACCCTTTCTGCCTGGGTAACGCAATTCTGTCTATTTTCTGAAGAACTTACTCTGGCATAAACCACGGTAAATTCTTGCTGTAGCTGTACTGTGTCTGGAATTACTATAGTCCCAGTCTGAAACTTATAGGCTCCAGGAATCTTTCCAGTACGGAAATGTTCCCATACAGTCCGATAAGCCAACCATTTAATTTTGCTCAATGTTAAATCTCAATTAATGTTGTTTTGCTAAATTCTTCGTAAACCACCCCAGTTTGTGTGAACATATTGTAAGCGGTGGCTATATCTGATCCCCACCTGCGCATATGCTCTTCTGTAGGTATAATGGACACAACCCGCACTATTCCAGATTGAATTATAGCAGCAGCACATCGCGCACACGGGGGCATAGGATAAACGTACATAGTGCATCCCGTGAGGTCCTGTTTAGCGTACAAGATTGAGTTTAGTTCTGCATGTAACACTTTCCGATACTTTAAGTCCCTATCTAGTAATGATTCGTCATCTGCTACCCCTTTTGCGTAACCATTAAATCCAGAAGAAACCATGAATTTATCTTTAACTATCACTGCGCCACATTTGGTACTTGGGTCTTTAGACCACGTAGCTATTTCTTTTGCTAAACGTAAAAACCTTAAATCCCATTTCTCGCTCATCCCTGCACCTTCTTCCGCACTGATGCCCTTTTCTTTACTGGTGTCCCAGTGCTATTTGCAATTTTAGACATTGACGATAGTTCTTTAGCTTTTTCTGCTGCCATTTTCTTTGCTTGTGTAGCAGCAGCTTTCATTCTTGTCGGATCTGCCTTAATTTGTTCAGCCGTTGCTAAAGTATAGGCATCATCACGCCCACGCCACTCTTTTTCTTGCACTGCTTGCGCTTTTGTTGTCATTTTCGTACCCTAATTATTGAATGTTAGTAATTGCAAAACCTATAGGTTTTACTTGTAAAATTCTGGTTCTATACTGTACAGGTCAAAAAGTTTCTTAATAGGGACTGTTAGTTTACCAGAGGCTGGAAAATCTGGTATTTTTGTTTTACCTTTCCCAACTAAAGTTTCCATTTTCTTTTTGAGTTTATTGTAAGATGCTTTTTTTAACAGAGGGTCTCTTTCTTTTTCTGAAGGATGTATATATGGATAATGTTTTTTTTCTAAGTACGAAGCCATGTTCCTCAAAACTTGTGGCAACATTTCCATAGTTACCTTACAACGGGCAGCGCCATTTTCAGACCTAGCTAAAAATAAGTTACACGTTAGGCAAAGAACCCCACGCACTAAACCACTGCCTTTTAGCTTTTTTTTGTGCTGGTGATCTAAAACAGCATTCTTATCTTCTATTGGTTTACCACAAATAAGGCACATCCCTGCTTGGCACTCACTTAGTATGGATAGGCGCAGTTCAGCTAAATGTTTTTGCATAAGTTGAACTGGCTTTTCTTTACTGTGACTACACGATACTGCGTTAGTGCAGTGTCCTTGATTATTGAATTGGCACTCACTTACAGTAATTTTTCTTTTAATCATGGACTTACGCCGGTTTTACATTGTACAGCTTTTCTTTTACTGCCGGGATAGGACTGAATTTAATACCAGTATGCGCTGGGACATGTATAGTAGCCCCTGTACTTGGTACGTGTGCTTCTCTGGCATTCTTTGTACTTAATTTAAAAGTCCCAAGTTTTTGTAACCTAACATTGTAACCTTCCCCAAGTGTGGTTACAATAACATCGCATAAAGCACTTATAGTTTCGTGGCTCTTAGCTAAACCGAAACCTGTGGCATCATTGAATCTTCGTACAAGTGCGTCATTAGTAAGTGTTATCGCCATTTTATTCTCCTTTTAAAAGTTCTTCTTGCTTGTTTATTTGATCGAACATTAGATCAAACATTTCTGAGTATGCTTCTTCTATATTAGAATTATCTTCAATTCCCCAGGATAACCCCACATGAATTTTTAGACTTTCATAATTCCCTAAATTCTTGGTTTTTGTAATAGCTACTTGTAATTGTCTTTGCATTGTAGTGCAATCTAATTCTTGTTTTACCTGTTTTTCTGTATTAATAATCATTCTTTTTAGCATAATACCCTCCTTTTTGGTTTTTCTGTATAAGCATAAAATCCAGATTTTTCATTAAAGTATATCCTTCCTTTTTCAGTTAAACCTTGTACTATATTACGTGGTACTTCTATGCTTGAAAATGTTGCTATTCTGAATAACATATTACTTTTATTTAAACATCCCCAAACAGGTTTATTTCCTAATCTACTAGAAGTCAAGCAGATTGTTATGAGTTGTTCCCACTCCTCTTGTGTTCTCCCTGTTAGGTTCTTCTTCTGTATAGCCACAAAAGTTCCTCCTATATTCTAGACATCGTTGTAGGGTAGTAAACGATTTTAACCCAAATTTCCTTGCTACTGATTTTATTTTATTTGTTTGACAAGTGTCTGGTTTGATCTTAAATTGATTTGTACCATCAAAAGGCAGCACCACAAGCCTGCGTGTAAAATCAATCACTGACGACGAGCTTACGATTGTTTTATACACCTTTGAAGTGTACTTCATTTCACCTTTTACATATTGAATGGCTTTTGTTTCACCAACTCCCCTAATGCCAGGGACTTCATCTGTGGCACACCCATAGATAGCTTTAACTTCTCTGAATTGGTGAGGTTCTATGCCATATGTATCTTTTATTATTTTCCTTGATATAATTTTACCTTTTACAGGATCATACATGGTGACTGTATCATCTATTAATTGATACATATCTTGGTCTCTTGTTACCATTTTAATACTGTATCTATCTTTGTAAGATAAAACTATACTTGCTATTATGTCATCTCCTTCGTACCCATCTTGCCAAAATACGTTAGAGAACCCTAGCGCAGGGAGTATTTCTTCTTTTACGAGCCTGAATTGGGTAGAACGTCCTGCGTGTATTAACTTTTCTTCTTCTGTGTACTCATTTTTAGCAATAGACCTTTTTAATTTGTATTCAGGAAATAATTGTTTCCGTAATGACTTACTTGAATGAGAATCCCATGCAAACACTAAACAATCTGCTTTTTCATGCGATTGTGTTGCGAATATATGATTTAAAAAACCGTATATTATAGAAGTTCCAATATTGTTATGGGACAGTTTAGTCCCAAGGGCATGAAAAACAGCCCAACATATACCGTCACAATCGAAAATTAATAATTTTTTCATTTCTTTCTCTGTACTGGTTTAACGGTAGGTTTTACTTTTTCTTCTGCCGTTTGAACTTTAATGATGCGCACTACAGATTCTTCAGTGTAAAAGGTAGTGCCACATCCCATGCACTTTCTGTATCTCCCATGAATACCGTTCATAGGTTTCCCATTTTGTACCATAGAAATACCACCACAATGAGGACACAGAATACCACTACACTGTTGCTGTTTTTTCTTTGCTTCTGTGCTATCTGTTTCCATATTACCCTCTATTTTTTTTCTTTCGGTCTATTTTAAATTTAGCTTCAATCTCAGCCCACAATGCTATTGTTTCATTTTTGAGTTTGTCTTCTAACTCATTTTCTTCTATATAATTTATAGCTGCATCCATCCCAACGTAAGTCTTATCAAGGGCATTATAGGATGTATCTGCCTTCATATCTTTGTTCCACTGTAAGTTGGCCCGTATATCATCCAAACCATAATCGAATATAATGTATATTGGTGCTGTTCTATATGGTTTGTCAATACTTGATTTTGTAACCACACATTCAGAATAAATCCCAATTGGTTTTGTTATATCTTTTTTGCCTACTTTTTTTACTTTTTCTACTTTACCTTTCATATTAACAGATATACGTGCAGAAGCATAGAATTCTATAGCTTTTCCACCTGGTGTTACATCGCCAAAATCCCCCTGACGCACTTGGTTACTACATGCTACGAGCCAATTCATTTTACTGATAAGTCTGCAATATTTACGCAGGCCCTCAGAAAATTCTTTAGCCCTACGCATCCCCATTTTGTCACCTTTCTCAAGTTCAAGTTCTGTAGAAAGTGCAGCTAAAGAATCCGCAGCTAGTACATTTAAGTTTTTAGGGTCTGGATCCCAACCCCCCATTAACGAAAACATTTCTGTTACTGTATTTGGCCTGTGATACGATTCTTTTGGTATGCTTAACCCGTATGTCCTAGCGTAACCTTCATCAAGACGTGCCTCAGTATCAAGGAACATTACTTCCCCTCCTTTAGCCTGCGCTGCTCCGCCTAGTTCACTCAGAATACTTGTTTTTCCACTACCACTCCTACCATACACTTCCATTAGGATTCCTCCGGGCACTCCCCCACCGTAAACCCGCCCACCTGTTAATGCCAGGTCAAGTAACGTAGAACCAGTGCTTAACATTTCTTTCCAATTTGGTTCTACGTCTACTGCTTTTAAGTTTAACACCTTTTCCGCATTGTCTTGTGTTGATTTTACAGCTTCATCTATATTTGTACTTATTGCACGACGCATGATGCACCCATTATCTGTGGGCGTCCTACCACAATGCAGGACGCCCAAATTAACTTACATTGAATCCGCTACAGTTTCGCATTGATCGTACATTTCGCATTCTGGGCAAGCATCAAGCTCATCAATGTCTTTTCCTATAGTACCACCATGAGGGCATACAGGCCCTTGTTGTGCGACACGTTCACGGCGTTTTGACCTAGCTGGTGGGTCTGGTGTTTCAGTGTGTGCTTTCTCAGTACGGCCTCCACCTGGTTCTACCCACCCATCTGAAGTTTTTGCTGATTCTCCGTCACCTTCATTATCATTATCATTATCATTATCCGAAGTCCCTTTTAGCAAAAGTGCAGATATATCGTCGTATTCACGCATTTCAAGTAATTCATCTAATGTGATAGCTGCGTTTAATTCTTCTTCTGTAATTGGTGCTGGCCTATCACAAAATTGAAAACTATCGTAGATGACAGTGCCTTGCGAAGGACTTCTTTTGGAGAATGAAATACTCCTACCACTGTCAGGGTCACTAAATACAATAGTTCCTCCTGTACGAGGGTTTTTTGAAATACCCACAATATTTTTCTCAGACAAGAAGTGGGCTACTTCATATACTTGAACTCCTTTTTTCTCTTCAGGGCCACCATCTCGCACAATTATATTGTACACCACCCTGCGTGTAGCTTTAAGCGGCTTAATGCGAGATTCATAATCTTCATTATTTGCCTTGCGCATTGTAATCTCTTCGCAAATAGGGCAATGAAGATTATATTGTGTTAAACATAACACTTGTTCGTTAGCGGCACCAATATTCCTATGAACGTCTACATCAAGGAGGTAGACGGCCTCACCTTCTTTGTTTTTTGGGTCTTGCTTACCTGCTTCGTATGGTATAATATCAAAGAGAACAGAACAATCCCCTTTTGGTATTCTGAAAAATTTAACATCTGTGGTTTTAGACTTATCAAAATAATTGCGAAAACCCCCACCACTTGAATCTTTACTTTGGTAAGATTCTTGTGTTTTTTGCTGTAAGTTTTTCTTAAATTTTTCCCGTAAAGATGAAGTACGTGCTGTCATTTTATTTTCTCCTTAATCAATATGCCTGCGTCTTTTAAACGCTTTGGCTAATTCTTCTTTAGTAGCTTCTAAATATGCGTTTTCCGTAGTTTTTTCTGATACATTTGGTCTGGCGTAAAAACCAGCAACCCATAAATGATCTAATACTTTAATCATATCTCGTTTATGTTCTAATACTAATCTGGCATTTTGCAAGTACAGTACGTCAGAGTTTGCCTTATTTTTTGCTGTAAGGGCTTCAACGTATCGTGAATTAGTCTGTACCCACGCATCTGCTGCCGCTTCTGTTACTTTTGGTATTCCTTCTATGCCATTACGTTTTACTTCTAAGATTAACTGGGCTTTTACATTTTCTAACACCTCCTGTTTATGGGTTAGTATTGTCTGTGCTTGCTGTAACAAGGATAACCATTTAAGCATGTACTCTCCTTGGCGTTGTGCTTCTACATCAAGTTGAAATTTATCTAATTTAGCATCCTCAGAAAGGTTGTATTCATCCCAAGTCCTAAATTCAATTTTGTTAAATAGGTTTTCCATGGCACCCTCATTGCAATTTATAATAGTATATATAACCAATGACTAATCTTATGTCAATCATTAAATAGCATATAGCTTTTACAAGATGCGGGTCATTTCAGCAAACGACCCGCCTTCACTAATTATTTTAGAAGCTTCCATTTCTGCCCTCATTGGGATGCACAACCATCCTAATTCATTTTTAAGGTTATTTATTATGGTAGAAGCAACTTTTTTGTACTGTTCTATTTCGCATGTAGGGACTTGCGCAATTATAGAATCATGTATCTGCCCTACTAATTTTGTTTTCATATTAAGTTCTTTCAGTTTTTTGTACAATTTTATCAATGCGTACAACAGGATATGGAAAGAAGTATTTTTATGTATGACACCATCTGCAACAAACTGATGCAGGTCATCATCTACTGCCATAGTATATGTATCTTCAACGTACCTTGACACACGTATATCTTCAATCACGTCGTACCTGTACATTTCTACTTCACCAACTAACCTTCGTACTATGCGCTCTGCCACAGGTTGCACTATATCTTTACCACTTAGCTGATTGCGCCTATCTGTAATTGAAGTGTTACCTCCGTTGACTGTACACACTCCTTTGCCAGCACATAGCCTATCTACTACACTTCTTGGCATTTTTCGTGTGCTGTATTGCCCTTTAGGATACATGTTATGAAAACTTAACTTAAACCCAGATGTTGTCCTACGTATTTTAGAATCGTACCCTATGCCGTAAGTAAGTATCTGCACTTCCTTCAATAGGGTGTAATTGCGCATGTGTAGGCTTCTGTAATCGTTACAACCACGAGAACCATCTGATAACCATAGTCCTTCCATGAAGGAGGCTTGCTGCTCTTTGGTAGCAGTCCAAACAGCTTTAGGGATACGTTTAGTGTGTGCTTTCTTATTTATACCCATGCCATACGCACATAACCACTCTTCAATTTTCCTTCCTTCCATGTGTAGCAAGCATTTTGTAGCAGACTTCCATACAACTTTAGGGAGTGTGCTCCCTTTTTCTACTGGCAGGTTCTCCCTTATCCAATCGCACATACCATACAGTATATCTACCTTTGATTCCCCGCCATGTATGGTTAATGTAACTCTCCTATT